TCGGGGGATGGCGTTGTCGGTCGGTTCGTCGGGCCGCTCGGATGCTGCGAGGGATGCGGCGCGCCGAACCGACCGACGAACCGACCGACAACGCCATCCCCCGACATGGTCGTCGCTGGTGTGGTCACGCCAAACGAGGCACGACGGTTGCTCGACATCACGACGTTTGATGATGCGGGGCCGGTGTATCTCGCGCTCCCGAAAGGATCACGATGACAACCGCCGCCTATGATTTCGAGCGCCTCAAACATCAGGCCGAGACGTTGGTCGAGACGACGCGCACCCTCGCGCACGAGGACGCCCTCGTCGCCGCGCTCAGTGTCCTGCTCGACGTGCGCCGTCAAACACAAGCCGAGGTCCTGTCGATTGTCGAGTACGCCCTCGATGCCGTCACCGCGGGCGTCGCACCCGAGGACGACGACGACACGGTTGATCCGATGATCCTGTTTCCCTCGCCGTGCTGCCATGCGCCGAGTACGCCGAAGCGCGCGACTGACCTCGTCTTGATCCGCATCTGTACGACGTGCGGCCGAGAGTTCCGCGTCTGATGGCGGTCCATCCGTGCCCGGTGCCACACTGCGAGGCGCTCCTCGAACCCGGCGTCACCCGGTGCCCTCGTCATCGCACGCACTACAATCAACAACGCGCCAACAACAACGCCCGGGGGTATACCTACCAGTGGCAGTTACGCGCCTCGTTGTTTCGCGAGCGGTACCCGTTCTGTGGGATGCGGCCCGGCGAGCGCGCGCCCGTGATGTCGGAATGTTACGAGGGGGGGCGTCTCACTCCGGCGACGCAAGTTGATCACGTCGTCCCGCATCGCGGCAACGTCGATCTGTTTTGGGACGAGGCAAACAATTGGCAATCGCTCTGTGCCGCGTGCGGCACGCGCAAAACGCGCGCGGGTTTGTGAAATGACGAACGACCGACGACGACGCGGGAGGGGGGGCGACTCGATGTTCGGCGCGCGACCCCGCCCAAACCAATTTCCCGTGAGCCGTGCAATTTCGCGCATTCCTCGGCCGACCGTTCCGATCACCGATCCATTGTTGCACGCGTTCGCCGTCGCGCTCGCGACGCTCCGCGCGAAGGACGACCGACGACCGCGGACCGTGGTCGAGGCCATCGAGGGGCCGGGCGCGCGCGCGCTCGTCATCGTCGGGAATGATCGGTGGATGCTCGAACGGTTACGCGGGGATGACGCGCGGGTGCGCGTGGGAACGGGCGAGGATGTATGAGGGGACGCAAGCGACTCCCGACCGCGTTGCATATGCTCCGCGGGAACCCGGGCAAGCGCCCGTTGCCGACGAACGAACCGACGCCCGAGGCGCTCCCGGCGACGGTGGACCCGCCGCCGTGGTTGGACAAAGTCGCCCGGGAGGAATGGCGGCGACTCGCGCCGCTCCTCGCCGATAACGGGCTCTTGACGGTCCTCGACGCCGACGCGCTCGCGATGTATTGCCGCGCGTTCGCGTCATGGCGGGAGGCGACCGACAAGATCGCGCACGAGGGATCGGTCCTCACGTCGCGCAACGGCTATCCGGTCGTCTCGCCGTGGATCAACGTCGCGGCGAAAAACATGATCACGATGCGGTCGCTGATGACCGAGTTCGGGTTGACGCCGTCGGCGCGGGCGCGGGTCTCGCGGGCGACGCCGAAGATCGACGCCTCGAACCCGCTCGAGAAGTTCATCCGACGGAGTCGGCAACGATGAGGATCGAGTGTATGGGTTCACGGTTCCCGGTCCTCGGGAAGATTGCGCCATGCTGTTCCCGGCGCGCCGATTGTCCCGTGTGCGGCCGATTCGTCGCGGTCGCGTCGTCGGGGTGTCTCGTTCCTCATAGCGCCCGGCTAGAGCAACGCGTACGAACGCGCGACCTAAAAACCCGGCAAACAGGTTAGGAATCGTATCGCCCGACGCGCGCCCGACCCCGTCACGAAATACGCGCTCGACGTCACGAGCGGGCGCGTCGTGGCGGGTCGTCTGGTCCGGCTCGCGTGCGCGCGGCATCTCGCCGACCTTGAGCGCCGACCCGGCAACGGGTTGGAGTGGCGACCGCGCGAGGCCGAACGCGTCATCGCGTTTTTTGCCGAGGTCCTGTGTTTGCCCGAGGTGACGGTCGTCGCCGACGAGGACGACGGGCGCGAGGCCGAGGACGGCGTCCCGTTCATCCTGCAACCGTGGCAACAGTTCATCAACGGATCGCTGATGGGTTGGTACACCGCCGCGGGAACGCGTCGCTTTCACGACGCGTACATCGAGGGCGCGAAGGGGTGCGGCAAAACGCCCAACGGCGCGGGCCTGATGTTGTACCTGCTCGTCGCCGACGGCGAACGCGCCGCGCAAATTTTCATGGCCGCGGTCGGCCGCGAGCAGGCCAAGATCGCGTTTGCCGACGCCGAGAAAATGGTCGCCGCGTCGCCGCACCTCCGCGCCATCGTGCAAAACACCGTCAACAACCTCGCCGTAGTCGAGACGGCGTCGTTTCTCCGCGCGATTTCGTCGGAGAAACGCGGCCTCGATGGGAAACGCGTGCATGGCGCGTTGATTGACGAGGAGCACGAGCACGCGTCCCCGGTCGTCGTCTCGAAAATGCGGCGCGGCACCAAGGGGCGACGCAACGCGCTCATCATGCGGACGACCAACTCGGGGTACGACCGGACCTCGATCTGCTGGCACGATCACGAATACTCGCGACAGGTGCTCGAAGGCACGGTTACTGATGACTCGTGGTTCGCGTACGTGTGCGGCCTCGACCCGTGCCCGGCGTGTGTCGCCGCGGGGAAACAGTTTCCCGCCGACGACTGCGCCGCGTGCGACGACTGGCGCGTCGAGGGGCCGCATTGGTTGAAAGCCAATCCGAACCTCGGCGTCTCGCTCTCGTGGCAATACCTCCGCGAGCTCGTGCGGCAAGCCAAAGGGCGACCCGAGGCCGTCTCGGATTTGCTCCGCTTTAACTTTTGCGTGTGGACGAGCGCCGTCACGCATGCGATCCACGTCGGCCAGTGGCACGCGTGCGACGCGCCGCCGCCCGCCTCGGCGCTTGTCGGCGTCCCGTGTTACGGCGGGTTGGACCTCGGGCAAACCGATGACTTTTCCGCGTGGGTCCGCGCGTGGGCGCTCGATGACGGCCGGGTCGTCGTCACGTGTCGATTCTGGATTCCCGAGTCGGCGCTCCTGAAATATCCGACGCGACCCTACAAGGAATGGCAACGCGCCGGAAACCTCATCGTCACCGAAGGGCCGACGAGCGACTACAAAAGCATCGAGGAAACCGTCGCCGCCGATTGCGCCGCGTCGGGTGTGCGCGAGGTCGCGTACGACAACCGGTTCGCGGAACAAATGGCGCAAAACCTCACGGGCCTCGGCGTCGTGATGGTGAACACGGGCCAAGGGTTTCAACTCAACGAGGCGATCCGCAAAAAACTCGACCTCATCACGACGGGCAAACTCGCGCACGGCGGCGACCCGATCCTCGCGTGGATGGCCGCGAACTATGTCATCCGGCACGGCACCAAGGGCGAGGTCCGGCCCGCCAAGGATCGCGCCTCGGAAAAAATCGACGGGCAAGTCGCGCTCGACATGGCGCTCGACCGCATCGTCCGGCGCGCGGCGACGCCGCCCAAGCAATATCAAATGCTCTTTTTTGGCGGGCCGCGATGACGCCGCCCAAGCGCCGCGGTCGCCCGCGCCTTGATCCCACCGATGAGACGGTGGACATCACGATCCGGATGCCCGCGCGGAGTTACATCGCGGCCTGTGAGCGGGCGAAACATGCGCGCGTGACCGTCCCCGAACTGTTCCGGCGCGAACTCGACCCGGCGACCCGACGCGGAATAAACGGGGCGAAAAATTGACCGACGGCCGCGGCCGGTCCATTGTGGGGACCGGTTCCTGTGGATCACGCGTACGCGGTCCTCCTCGTCAAAACACACGACGGCGAGCGCCGGGTGATTACCGGAATCGCCACCACGCCGACGCCCGACCGGCAAGGGGACGTCCTCGAACCGCTCGGCGTGCAGTTCAACAACCCGCTCCCGCTCCTCCTCCATCACGACAAGACGCGCCCCGTCGGGACGGTGACGCTCAAACCGCCGACCGCGGCAGGCGTCGAGTTCGAGGCGTCGCTCCCGCTCATCGCCGAGGAGGGGTCGGTTCGCGACCGCGTTGAGGAGGCATGGACGAGCATCAAGGCGGGCCTCATCCGCGGCGTGTCGGTCGGCTACCGGCCGCGCGGCGTGATCAAAGACGCTATCGAGTTTCTGAAATCGGGCGGCGTTCGGTTCAAGCAAACCGAACTCTGCGAACTCTCGCTCGTCACGGTCCCCGGCAACATCGAGGCGACCATCCTGACGATTAAATCGTTCGACGCTCCGCATCTGGCCGCGTCCGGCCATCACCCGACCGGCGTCTCGGTCCCGCCCATCGTGCGCGCGTTAAAGGATGCGCCGATCATGGCCACAACCGCCGAACAGATCACGACGTGGAAAAGTACCCGGGAAAGCAAGATGTCGAACCTCGCGGCGCTCATGAAAGACGCGGGCGACGAGGCGACGCTCAACGACGACCAACAGAAACAGTACGACGGCCTCCGCGACGAAATTCAGACCATCGACAAACACCTCGACCGGTTGGCCGAGTTCGAGCGGATGCTCGCGACCAACGCGCGGCCGGTCACGCCGACGCCCGATCCGGTGCGGCCCGGGATTCTGACCAACGACGGCGTCCCGCTCCCGGTGGTGCGGCCGAACGTCGAGAAGGGGACCGCGTTCATACGATCCGTCATGGCCAAAGTCGCCTGTCAAGGCAACCTGATGCAAGCGATTGAGTACGCGAAACGGTGGAAGGATTCGACGCCCGAGACCGAACTCATTCTCAAGGCCGCGGTCGCGCCCGGCGATACGATTAACCCGTCGTGGGCGGGATCGCTCGTCGTCGTCAACCGCGCGACCGACGAGTTTCTCGAACTCCTCCGCCCCGCGACCATCCTCGGCAAAATTCCCGGGTTGCGCCGCGTCCCGTTTAATACCTCGGTCCCGGTGCAAACCTCGGGCGGGACGTACGGATGGGTCGGGCAAGGCGCGCCGAAACCCGTGGGGAAACTCGGCTTGACGACGACCGTCCTCGCGTTCAGCAAGGCCGCGGGGATCATCGTCATCACCGAGGAACTCGCGAAACTCTCGACGCCGTCGGCGGAGCAAGTCGTCCGCGGCGACATGATCGCGGGGATGGCGCAATTTCTCGATCAACAGTTCATCGACCCGGCCGTCGCGGTCGTCGCGAACGTGTCGCCCGCGTCGATCACCAACGGCACGGTCGCGATTGCGTCGGGCGGCGACTCGCTCGCCGACCTCCGCGCGTTGATCGGATGGTTTGCGACCAACAACATTCCGCTCGGCGGCGTCGTGCTCATCATGTCGGAGGCGAACGGGTTCATCCTCAGTCAGAAACTCAACGCCCTCGGCGCGAAAGTGTTTCCAGACCTCAGCGCAACCGGCGGCACGATCAACGGGATGCTCGTCATCACCTCGAACACCGCGGGGACGAACGTCATCGCGTTGCAACCGTCGTATGTGCTCTACGCGGATGACGGCGGCGTGACGATTGATGTCTCGCGCGAGGCGTCGATCCAGATGGCCGATACGCCCATGAACCCGGCCGACGCAACGACCGTGTTTACGTCGCTGTGGCAAAACAACCTCGTCGGCCTCCGCGCCGAACGGTGGATCAACTGGTTGCGCGCGAAAACCGAAGCGGTCAAGTACGTCTCGGGTGCGACCTATCCGTCGGGCCTCTCGGTTGAGGGCACCGAAACGCCGACGCCGACCGCCGCCCGCCGCGGCGGCGCGAGCGCCGCGTAAGACGACGACCCCGGGCAACGCCTCCTCGTTGCCCGGGGTTTTGTTGTGAGGTTGACGGGATGCGACTCCTCGGGTACGACGTCACGATCAACCTCAAAGCGGTGCCGCCGCTCCGCCCGCTCGGCGGGCGCTCGTGGTGGCCGATCATCCGCGAACCCTATACGGGCGCATGGCAGAAAAATGAGGAGGTCGCGGTCGGCGACGCCCTCGGCTACTTCGCGGTGTTCGCGTGCGTGACCCTCATCGCGAGCGATATCGGCAAACTGCATCTCGCGCTCGTGCAACAATCCGACGCGGGCGTGTGGACCGAGACGGAAAATCCGGCCTTCTCGCCGGTCCTCCGCCGCCCGAACCGCTACCAAAACATCATCAAGTTTGTCGAGCAGTGGATCACCTCGAAACTGATTCACGGGAATACCTACGTTCTCAAACAACGCGACGGCCGCGGCGTCGTCTCGGCGCTGTACGTGCTCGACCCGACCAAGGTGACGCCGCTCCTCGCGAGCGACGGGTCGGTGTTTTACGAACTCCGCGCCGATGACCTCGGCGTCGTCGGCGACGCGGCGAACGCGCCGTCGGTCGGGCAAATCCGCCCGGGCGTGGTCGCCGTTCCGGCGCGGGAAATCATTCACGATCTGATGGTCGCCCTCTACCATCCGCTCATCGGCATCTCGCCGATTTCGGCGTGTGGCCTCGCGGCGCTCCAAGGGTTGAAAATCCAAGCGAACTCCTCGGCGTTTTTCGGCAACGGATCGAAACCGGGCGGCATCCTCACCGCGCCCGGCGCAATTTCCGAGGACACGGCGAAGCGCCTCCGCGACTATTGGGAAACGAATTTTTCCGGCGAGAACGTCGGCCGCGTCGCGGTCCTCGGCGACGGCCTCAAGTACGAGGCGATGACGGTCAACCCGGTCGATGCGGATCTGGTCAATCAACTCAATTGGACCGCAACGACCGTGTGTTCGGCGTTCCACGTCCCCGCGTACTTGATCGGCGTCGTCCCCTCGCCGCCCTACGCCAACGCCGAACCGTTGTTACAGCAGTACTATTCGCAGTGCATCCAATCGCTGTTGACGAATTTCGAGCTCTGCCTCGATGAGGGCCTCGAACTGCCGCGCGGCCTCGGGACCCAATTCGACATTGACGATCTGGTCTGGATGGATACGGCGACCAAAACCAAAGCGGCCCAAGACGGCGTCGGCGGCGGGACGTTGTCGCCCGACGAGGCGCGGTTCAAGTACTTCGGCCTCGGCAAGGTCGCGGGCGGCGACTCGCCGTACCTCCAACAGCAATATTTTTCGCTCGCGGCGCTCGCGGAGCGTGACGCGTCGAGTCCGCTCGTCAAGACGGCCGCGCCCGCGCCGCCGCTCGCGCCCGACGAGGCGATCAACCCGGGCGAGTTCGCCGCGGCGCTCGCGTCGCTCCTCGAAAAAACGGGGGACGCCCTCTATGCAGTCTGAGCAACTCGCGGCGCTCGTCGTCTCGGCATTGAAAACCGCGCTCGCGCCGCTCGCCGGGCGGGTGACGCGCCTCGAAGTCCAAGCCATCGACCCGCGGCCGGGCGTGCTCGAACTCACCAAGGAGTTAACCGTCCTCCGCGAACGGATCGCGGTCCTCGAAACCCGCGCGCCCGTGCCCGGCCCAACCGGCCTCCATGGCAAGGATGGCGCGGACGGCCTCGGGTTCGAGGACCTCGACGTCGAGCACGACGGCGAGCGCGGCGTCTTGTTCCGCTTTTCCCGCGGCGACAAGGTCAAGGAGTTCGCGGTCGCGTTCCCGTGTCTCCTGTGGCGCGGGACGTTCGTCCCGGGCACGGCGTATCAACCCGGCGACATCGTCACGCATGGCGGATCGGCGTGGCATTGTCAGAAGTCCACGACGACCCGGCCCGAGACGTTCGAGGGCGCGGCGTTTTGGAAATTGATGGTCAAGCGCGGCGACAAAGGGCGCGACCTCCGCGACGTCACCGCGCCCGCGCCTATCGTGAGGCGCGCGTGAGTGTCCCGACCGATCCCGCGCCGCTCGTGACGACCGACGAGGCCGCGGCGCACCTCCGCGAGGTCCTCGACGGGATGCCCGCCGAGAAACTCGCCGACCTCGAACTCAAGATCCTCGTCGCGAGCGCCGTCGTCCTCGACTATCTCAAGGGCCAAGCCGATCCGACGTGGGACGAGACGACGGTCCCGCTCGTCGTCAAGGGCGCGACGCTCGCGTACCTCGCGCACGTGTGGGAACACCGCGGCGACGACGAGACGCCCGTTGATGTCGATGCGCGCGCGTGGGAGGCGATGGATCGCATCCTCAAACGGCGACGCGATCCGACCCTGCAATGAGACGGACGACGACCGGAAACACGCGCCATCTCGTGACGCTCGACGTCATCGGATCACCCGTCGGCGACGGCGACGGCGGGTACACCGAGGGCGCGGTCCCGCTCAACCCGCCGACGTGGTACTGCGCGATGATGTCGGCGACGGCGGGCCGCGAGGCCCCGCGCGCCGGAACGATTTCGGCGACGGCGACGCATCGCCTCCGCGGCCGGTTCCATCCCGAAATCAGCGTCCGCACGCGGATCACGTTTCAGGACCCGCACCGCGGCACAACGCGTGTGTTCGCGGTCGAGAGCGTCGAGACCGTCGAGGAGCGCGGCGCGGAACTCGAAGTGATCGCGCATGAGGTCCTCGCCGAGGTCGCGCCATGAGCGGGCGCGTTCAATGGAACAACCTTGAGGAGTTCCGCGTCGCCATCCACGACACGCCCGTCCTCCTCCGCGGGACGGCGCTCCGCATCATCGATGAGGCGACCGACGACACGGCCGCGGCGCTTTACGCGAACTATCCGCGGGGCGAGACGGGCAACCTCCGCGGCGGCATCCGCGTCCACAAGTCGGCGACCGACCGCGTCATCCTCAACGAGGTCGCCAGCACCGCGCCGCACGCGCATCTGTGGGAGTACGGGACCGAGAACCGCAAAACCAAAAAAGGATTTTTTCGCGGGCGCGTGATTCCGGCACGCGCGCGCGGCCTCGAAACCTTGCGGTCGCTTGCCGCCCGATTCCGCCGTCGGATGCTCGGCCAACTCGCCGCCCTCAAGGACCTCACCAAGGTCGCCGCATGAGCGCGTATATCGCCGACGTCAACGCGGCGTTGATTGCAACCCTCGCGGGCGACGCCGCGCTCACGACGATCCTCGGCGGCCCGCATGTCTATCTGAACCTCGCGCCGCAAGGGTTGACGAAATTCGTTTTGCTCCGCCTCGATAACCATCGTGACGAGCGGATGTTTGGCGGGACGGCGTTCGAGGTCGCGGAGTACGTCATCAAGGCCGTCGTGCAAGCGACCGAGTTGAGCGCGGTCATCGCCGCGGCGCGGCGGATTCAAACCCTGCTCGACGGGCAAGATCTCACGCTCGCCGAGTACGGCGTGATGGCGATGCGGCGCGTCGATCATATCGAGTTCGGCGAAGTGGACGACGTCAACCGGGCATGGCAGCACGGCGGCGGCGTGTATGAAGTGTGGGTGTCGCCGGTCGCGACGCCCTGAAAGGGGAGTTTCTGATGGCGGCAACGGATCGGATTCACGGGTACAAGGGCGACGTCAAGGCCGACAAAACCGGCGGCGCGACCGCCGTCTCGCTCGCGTCGGTCAACGCGTGGTCGGCGTCGTTTGCGACCCAAAAAACGAATGTCACTTGCTTCAATGATCCGAACCTCGTCTATGTGCAAGGGTTGCCCGACATCAAGGGCAGTCTGGCGGGGTACTGGGACAAAACGGATCGGACCGTGTTCGAGGTCGCGTTCGGGTTCGTCGCGGCGATGCTCGAACTCTATCCCTCGTCGCTCGACCCGACCTACTACTGGAACGGGCTGGCATGGTTGGACGCGGCGATTGACGTGAAAGTCGATGGCGCCGTGACGATCAAGAGTGATTTCGTCGCGGCGGGACCGTGGGAGATGTTGCCCGCGCCGACCGTGCTCGCGCGGCGCGCGGCGTGAGATGGCGACGTTTCGCGGCGAACGCGGGCGAATCGTGTGGGCGTACTACGACGCCGCGCGCGTGGTCGCCTACATCGTCGCCCGCGGTCCCGGTCCGGGGTGGACGTTGACCGGGCGGATCGACGGCGAGGCGAACGCCTACAACCTCGCCGAGGGGCGCAAGCGCAACGCGTTGACGTTTGTCGCCTCGGAGAACCCGGGCGCGATGCGATGGCCGGTCGTGGCCGAGACGCTCGCCATCGGCGACGGGCGCGTCACCGCGCGCCTCGGCGCGGGGCCGATCTGATGGCGGCGTCGTGGTTCGTCACGCCGTCCATTGTGCGCCTCCCGCTTTCCGATGGGCAGTGGCTTGACGTGAAACAGGAACTTACCGCGGGCGAGGAGCGCGCCATGTTTGCGGCGATGGGCGAGCTCCGGCCCGAGACGCGCCTCGCCGGGTCGGGCGTGCGCGAGCAGTGGATCGTCGCGTACGTGCTCGCGTGGTCGCTCACCGACGACGAGGGGCGGCCGGTCGCGTTTTCGGCGGGCGCACTCGACGCGCTCCGCGGCGCACGGCTCGCGGAAATCTGGGACGCCATCAACGCGCACGATGAGCGGGTGCGCGACGCGCGGGACGAGGAAAAAAAAACCCGCGATGGCATCAATCCCTCGTCACCGAGTTGAGCGTCGCTCGCGTGATGCATTGGACGCTCGCGGAGGTGCGCGCCCTCCGCCCGCACGAGTTCGGCGCGCTCCTCGCGTGGATCAACGAGTCGTAACCGATGGATATCAACGCGAAATTTTCGGCGGATTTCACCGAGTTCAATACCGGTGTGACCGTCGCCGAGGACAAGCTCAAAGGCATCGAGGGCGAGGCGAGTAAGACCGCCGACGCGCTCGGCAAAGTACCCGCCGCGCTCGCCACGACAAACACCGCCGCCCGCGAGGGCGCGAGTGGCGTCACGCAACTCGGGCAAGCGTTGGGGACGGTCGATAAAACCCTCGGCCTCGCGGGCGTCAACATCGGGAAGGAAATCGGCGCGCTCAAGGAACTCGGGACGGTCGCGGGCAAGACGGCGACCGAACTCGGCCTGATTGCGACCGCGGGCGCGGTTGTGGGGACGGCCCTCGCCTCGTGGAATGTCGGCCGCGCGGTCGCCGGATTCTTTGACCTCGATAAAAAAATCGGCGACGCGACCGCGCGCCTCCTCGGGTTCGGCGACGTCGCCGCGCAAGTCGCGGGCGCACAGATGGACGAATTGATGCGGGCGTCGCTCCGCGCCGGGCGCGCCGTCACCGACCTTGCCGAGGCCCGCGCTATCAATGCGGGCGCGGTCGCGAAGGATATGAAGGCCGCCAAGGAGGCCCGCGAGGAGTACGACAAATGGGCGGAGGCGACCAAGCGGATCACCGATCTGGCGTGGGATTGGCAAAAGACCCTCCAAACGATCAACCCGGTGTCGGCGGAGGCCGCCAAATCGATGCTCGCGCTCGGCGCGTCGGTGACCGATGTCGCCGCCTCGACCGGGTTGTCGGTGCGCCAAGTCAACGCGCTCGTCGCCTCGATGGATGCCCTCAAAGTCAAAGCCGACGAGTACGCCGCGACGATCAAGAAAGTTCAAGAGGTCGAGAAAAACCAACTCGACACGCGGTTAACCGGCCTCCTCGGGTTGAGTGCGACGGAGCAACGCCTCTCACAGGAACGTCTTGACCGCATGAAGAAGGAAATCGAAGCGGGGCAAGCGCGGATCGACGCCGCGGGCAAGGCGGCGGAGCAGGCCAACGCGGGGCGCGGCGCGCAACCGGTCGCCGATCCAATCCTCGCCGCCGCGCTCCGCCGCGACGAGGTCGTCCTCCAAGGGCAAGCGGACCTTGCGAAGTTTCCCGAAAAACTCGCGCAAATCACCGCGGCGATGCAACGCGCCGCCGATGAATTTCAAGACGCGGTCGATGCGTCGGTCCGCGACAAGACGGGGCCGACGGCGGCGGCGCGACCGGTCGAAATCAACGTCTCGGGCGTGCTCGACCCGCGAACCATCCGCGACCTCGCCGCCGCGGTCAGCGACGAACTCATGCGAAACACGGGGCGACTCTATCCGAGTCGCTGAAAAGGATTGCACCGATGGGCACCGCACAAGCGAGCGATTACCTCGAAAACAAACTCATCGACCATCTGTTCCGCACGGCCGCGTACACGAAACCGGCCGCGCTCTATGTGGCGTTGTTCACGGCCGCGCCCTCCGATAGTGGCGGCGGGACCGAGGTCGTCGGCGGCAGTTATGCGCGCGTCAACCTCGCGCCGCTCGATACGAATTGGGTCGCGACGCAAGGCGGGACGGCGGGCACCTCCTCGGGGTCGAGTGGATTGACCTCGAACGCCGTCGCGATCACGTTTCCCGCGCCGACGGCGAACTGGGGCACCGTCACGCATTTCGGCATTTTCGATGCCGCGAGCGGCGGGAATCTGCTCGTCTGGGACGCGCTCACGGCGTCGCGAACCATTCTCAGCGGCGACCCGTCGCCATCGTTCGGGCCGGGCGCGTTGCAGATTACGGTCGCGTGATCTGATGGCGTTCGACGCGCATAAAAATTTTGCTCTGTCGCTCGTCGCGGTCGCGCCGACGCCCGCGACGAGTGGAACCTCGCTCACGGTGACCGCGGGCGAGGGCGCGGGGTTTCCCGCCGTCCCGTTCAACGCGACCATTGCGCCGCCCTCGGGTGTCCCGACGCGGGCCAATGCGGAGATTGTCCGCGTCACCGCGCGGAGTGGCGACGTCTTGACGATCACACGGGCGCAAGAGGGATCGACCGCGCGGTCGATCCAAATCGGCGACCTCATCGCCGCGACGATCACCGCGAAGTCGCTGACCGATATCGAAGCCCCGACGGATCTCGTCGTCTCCAACAGTGTCGCGGTTGGGGCTGGGAGTCCGGCACAAAACGGCGCGATGCGGCTAGAAAATTCCAGCGTCGGCGCGTGGCGTGGCGTGGTGTCGGCGCGCAATCAAGCGAACACTACCGATATCGTCATGCTCTATCTCGACATCAACAACGGCGTCACCCTCGGCGGCGCGCCGGGCGGTATGGTGACCGTCACTCCCAGCGGGTCGATCAATTCATCGACACAACCGCGCGCCGGTGCATCGCGGGCGGCGGTGCAAGCCTTCCCCAATGCCACATGGACGAACCTCACCTTCGATACGGAACTCTTCGACGTGGGGAACTGTTTCAGTCTCGCGTCCCCGACGGCATTATCGGTCCCGTTGGGCGGCGCGGGCCTCTACCTCGTCGTGGGGATGGCGACGTTTGCGGGGAATGCAACGGGCGCGCGCTACCTGCAAATCGTCAAAAACGACGTCGGGCAACTGATGATGTCGGCCGCGGCCTTCGCTGACATCTGCACTATCCCGATTCTGTTGCCAATGGTGTTGAATCCCGGAGATGCGCTGCAGTTGCAGGGGTATCAGAGCAGCGGCGGCAGCCTGAACGTGCAGGGAAATTTCTTCATGCTCAAACTCTGGTAGGGCGCGATGTTCGGGGTCAATAGTTTCGGCGCGCCGTACTTCGGGCAAGTCCTCCCGAGTGGGGTCGCGCGGCTCAGCGTCGCCGCCGTCATCATCGCGGTCGCGACCGACGCCTCGCTCACGACGGCCGCGCCGTGTGCCGCGAGCGCCGGGATCGGGGTCGGCAGCGTCGAGGCGTCGCTGACCGTTCAAGGCCCGCTCCTCGCCGACGCGGGATGCGCCATCGGCACGACGGCCGCGCTCGCGCTCCGCGCGGTCCTCGCCGCGACGGCGAGGATTCCGGTCGGGACCGCGGCGGCGGTCACCCAACAAGCGGATCTGCGGGCCGACGCCACGGTCGCCGTCGGCGTCACCGTGCCGCGCCTCGATGTCGGGGCCGTGACGCTGGCGTCGTCGGCGGCGTGGCGCGTGGCGTGTGCCGCGGCGAAACTCTCGACGCTCCCGGCCGATTTGCGGAGCGCGCCCGCGGTCCATCTCGGCACGATTGCGTCGCTCACGCAAACCGGCGTCGGCGCGACCTCCATCGTCATCGCGTTCGGCGGCGCGATTGTGACGCCGCACGTCCGCGTCGGCTCGGTCGAAATCGAGGACATCCTCAACGAGGCCCCGAACACCTGTCATTTTGTCTGCGAGACCGACCCGCCCGCGATTGGTACCGACGTCAAGATCGGGTTGCAAAATCTGCTCGTCCCCAATCTGTTATTTGCGGGCACGGTGAAACGCCGCGCGCAACGGTACGAGGCGAAAACGACCGATCTGTTTTGGGAGATTGAGTGTGAGGATTACACCTATCTCCTCAATCGGCGGCGCGTGTTCGGGACGTGGTCGAACGTCTCGGCCTCGACGGTCGCGCGCGCGATTCTCGCGAGTTTTACGTCGGGGTTCTCGAACGCGGGGATTGTGAACGGCCTCCCCGAGGTGACCGTCACGTTTAACGGGGCGACCGTGATGGAGGCGCTCAGTCAACTCGCCGCGCTCATCGGCGGGTATACCAAAGTCGATTACGGAAAAGTCGTGTGGTTGTTCGTCACCGATCAAGGCGTCCCGCCGACGCCGATCACGCCCGACAATCGCACGCTCCAATACAAACCGCCGATCACGCCGACCCTCGACGTCTCGCAAACGCGGACGCGGGTCCACGTCCGCGGCGCGGCGGTCGCCGTCGTCGGTCCCGCCGACGCGCACCTCGGCCCCGTTCCCCTCCTCGTCTGTAACGGCGCATCGACCCCGGGTTACTCGGGGGCGGTCACGACGAAAACGATCAATTACAACGTGGTCGCCGGGTCTCACATCCTCCTCGCGTTCGTCGCGGGCGATTTCGCCGCCGACCGCATCACGGGCGCGACGTGTGCCGGGGCGCCGATGACGTTGTTCGATAAGTTCTATAGTGGCTGGGAGTGGTTCTATCTGTTTGGGATTTTTGATCCGCCGTCGGGCGTGCAACCGATCACGGTCACGGCGAGCGCGCAATGCGCGCTCATTGACATTAGCGCCGCCACGTACGCGGGGGTGACGGGCGTCACGCCCGCCACGCGCGGGGCGACGACGAGCGGGACGCCGACGTTTGCGGTACCGCTCCCGCCGATGATCACGGGATGGGCGGTGTCGTTCGTGCTGTGCTCGTCGCGCGTGAGTGTCAGCGTCGCCGGGGGCGTGCTGCGGGCGAGCGGGACGACCGACATCCCGGTATTTATCGCGGATAGCGCCGCGGCGATGAGCACGCCGATTACATTCAGCAGTGCGACCGCGACGAATTGGGCGGGTTTCTGTATCGGCCTCGTCGCGGCCCCGTCCGCGATCCAAAACATTCCGATCCCGGTCGCCGATGCGACGATGTTCGGCGCGACGGGCGGCACGGTCATCAGCGACGACGGGCAGATCCTCCCGTATACCGGCAAGGACCCCGGCAACGTCGGCGGGTCGGTCATTATCGGCAATATTTCGGGGCCGTCGTTTGGCGGGTCGCCCGCGCTCGCGCCCGCGGTCGCGGGCTACTTGAGCGGGACGTATCGCTGGGCGATTGCCTTCGGCAACCCGCAAGGCGAGACGACCATCGGCGCGCCGTCGGCCGCGCTCTTTTGTCCCGACGTCACGAGTCCGACCAACGCGCCGGGCGTGGGCGCGACGGGGACGGTCGGCCCGCTCGTCGGCGCGTACCAGTACCGGGTCGCGTACCTCACGACGCTCGGCGAGACGTTGCCCGGGCCGACGACCGGGCGCACGGCGACCGCGCTCGCGCCGCCGTCCATCACGGCGGGCACCGCGCCCGGCCTCTCCCGCCTCTCGCCGGGGACGTACAAATGGGTCGCGACCTACGTCACGCAATACGGCGAGACGGCCGCGGGGTCGCCGATCCAAAGCACGCAACCCGACATCGCGATCCCGTTCCCGCCCTCGGTCGTCAACGCCAACGGCGCGGGGCCGCTCGCCGCGGGCGCGCCCTACGCGTACCGCGCGACGTTTGTCACCATCGACGGCGAGAGCGCGCCGGGGACGAGTGTGACGCACACGCCGAGTGCCCTCGCGCTCCCGGGCGTCGGCGGATTCAATCCCAATAATGGATTTGGCGGCCTGCTCGGCGGCGCGTACTACTACGGGATCACCTATGTCACGGGCCTCGGCGAATCGGGGATGAATATTCAGTATGGCGGGTCGGGGTTGGCGATGGGTTACCCGGGTTGGTATCCCTCATGGTCGGGATCACAAGACGGCAACGGGCGGATCGAAAAGGGATGGACCTACATCTGGGCGGCGAGCTACTACTCCGACACCTACGGCGAGACCGCGCTCGGCCCGCAATCATCGAGCCTGTTTATCGGCGGCAGTGTTCCCGTGCGCCTGTTGATGAACATCTCGAATTTCCGCCCGACCGGTGCGGACGGCGTGCGGATCTATCGCGCGATTGCGGGGCTCGGCGGGTTCGCGCTCAATAAAGAGTTCCGGTTTGCGAGCGGCGTCCCGACGCAGTACTGGGATGACATCAGTCAAGGCGAGTGCGGGTCGAACTATCCGATCCAAACGATCCGCGCGGGCGTGTGTATGCAAGTCCTGATGTACCCGTCGAACGAGACCGGCGTCATCGCGCGCCGTCTCTATCGGACCAAAGCGGGCGGCGCGGAATACTTCCTCGTGAGTGAAATTCAGAACAACGCGCAAGCCCAGATCACCGATTATTTTTTCGACAATCAACTCGCCGTACGGAACCCGGCGCAACCGACGACCGGGCGGATCGCGCAAGTTACGGTCCCGACCGGCCCGCCCGGTACGATCGCGCGCCGCCTCTACCGCTCGAAGCGGGACGTCACAACCGCATGGTTTTTCCTCGGCGACCTCCGCGATAACACGACGCTAACGTTTCTCGATGCGATTCCCGATACGGCGCTCGCGTCGAGTATGCCGACCGCGAACACGGGCGGGAGCAACGGCATTCCGCAGATCACCGTCCCGAGTGGCCCGTCCGGCGTCATCGCGCGCCGTCTCTATCGCACCCAAGCGAACGGCCAAACCTACGCCCTCGTCGCCGAGTTCACGGGCAACGCGGCGACCGTGTTTACCGACAATGTCCCCGACGCGGGGTTGAGCGGGGCCGCGCCGCCGCCGAGTTCGACCGCGGGCGGCGATCAACATCTCATCACCTCGATTCCCATCGGACCGACGGGCACGCTCGCGCGCCTCCTCTATCGCACCAAGGCGGGCGGCGGCGAGTACGGCCTCGTCACGCGGTTGAGCGATAACACGACGACGACGTTTCTCGACACGGTCCCCGACGGGAACCTTGGCGGCGGCGTCTCGCTCGTCAACGAGGCCGGGTCGAGCGCGGTCAATCTGTCGGCGATTCCCCTCGGGCCCGCGGGCGTGACCCAACGGATCATCTATCGCACCCTCGCGGGCGGGTCGGAGTTTTTCTATGTCGGGACGCTCGACAACAATACGGCGACGACGTTTCTCGACACGCGCGGCGACAAGGACCTCGGCCGCGCGCCCGTCGCGGTCTCGACCATTGGCGCGTTGATCGGCGATAACCTCCTCGTCCTCAATACGGTCGCCAACTTCCCGCCCGCGGGTTGGGTTCTCATCGACAATCAATACATCCGCTACACGACGATCACGGGGACGACCCTCTCGGGGATTCCGGTCGCGGGCGCGGGCGCGATCATTGCGCCGATCCGCGGCGGGTCGGCCGTGCTCACCGTCGCGCAATTGATCGGCGTCTCGAGTCTCGTGACCCCGCTCACGGTCGGCTCGCGCCTCGCGTTGTGGGTGACGAGTAATTCGGCGAACGGGCAAGCGGCGCTTGCCGCGGTCGAGGGCGGCGACGGCGTCCATGAGTTCGTCGTGGTCGATGCGTCGCTCGATACGATTCCGAACTGTCAGGCCCGCGGCCTCGCCGAGTTGGCGTTGTTCGAGTTCGCGCAAGTGCAACTCGATTACGCCTCGCGCGACCGGTTGACCCGGAGCGGCGCGCGCGTCTCGGTCACCCTCCCGGCCCCGTGGAATCTGTCGGGCGAGTTCATCATTCAATCGGTGCGGATCACCGAAATCGACATCGCGCCGCGGACGTTCCCCAAGTACCTCGTCCGGTGTAGCGACACCAAGTTCAGCCTTGAGGACCTCCTCCGTCATGTCATTCTCGCGGCGTGAGGGCGGGCGGGTGTGCGGGCGGTGCGGCGGATCGGCGTGGACCCGGGACCGCGAGCACCTCGACCCGGCCGACGGCGTCGTCACCGCGTTCGAGACGTGCGCCGGGTGCGGGGCCGTCTATCTCGTCAACCTCGGCCCGCCGCGGTCGGGGGTGCTTCCGTTTTTGGGGCCTCATCCGCGGCGGAAAAACATTAAGCGCGGGCCGTCCATCCGGTCAACCGTCGCCCTCCTCGTCGTCGCGGGCCTCGTGCTCGTCGGATGTCATCCAAGTCTCGCGCGGGCGCTCACGCCGCCGCCGAAAGTGTGCGCCGACGGCGGGCCGATCAAAGTCTTGCAAGATCCCGGGTGTGAGCACGGCTATTGCGGATGGTCCTGTGAACCGAACCGGTGGGCGCGGCGTTAGTCGTGGGTCCAGCCGTACCGATGGAGGCTCGCGCCCGCCTCGCCGCGCGCCAAGGAATCGGCAACCGCTTGTTGTTCGCGGGCGGCGGCGACAAACGCCGACCCGCCCGCGTGGAAGCGCTCGGCTCGTCCGAACGGGACCTCGCGCCGCCACACCTCGCGGGCATATCCGCCTTGGCAGGGGTCGCCCGTGTAGACGGTGTAGACGACCGAGTCGCGACCGATGACCGTGAGAAGCGTGATCGTTCCGGGGCCGGGTTGATGTTCGTTCATGTGCCGTCGCTTGCCGAGGTCGTCGCCGCCCTCGTCGTCGCGGCGTTGATCATGGCATGGGTGACTCGTCGGCGGCGGTGATGATGGGCGCGGGAGGGTTCGAACCTCCGACCTCCTCGGTGTGAACGAGGCGCTCTAACCGGGCTGAGCTACGCGCCCGAACCGACGATCCGCGTGAAAGTGTTTCGAGCTACCCGTAACCTCCTGCAAACGCGCCGGTTATCGATTGGGGATCGTGCGTGTGAATCGGGCGCACTAATCCGCCAACTTCGGCAAAATCCTTAGCAGATCCGCCAAAACGGGCCGGTTTTGCCCGGTTTCCTCGAACCACTCGCCTCCAAAAACCTCTCAAAATATCTCAATGTTTTGCATGGGTTTTTCCTCGAACCAAAATCGAGTGGTTCGAGGAGCACGCTCACTAATCGCCACAACTCCCCAATTCTGGCCAAAAATCGCTCGAACCTTAGACCTCGTGCGTCAGGAGCACGCGCTCTAATCCACGGTTCCGCGTTCGGTCAATTCGGTTAATTCGGTTTCCCGAATTAGACCAAGACAACGGGCGGGCGGGCGTACACCGAAAAGGCCGTCCGCGCGGGCGAGGACGGCCTCAGAACGACGAACGGCGGGCGGGTCGAGGGTTAGGACCTCACGAGGCCGGGCCGCTCCACGGCCCGCCCGCGGCGGCGAGGTCGCGCCGGATGGCGGCGGCGAGATGTTCGAGGAGTTCGGGCAAGGCGAGGGTGACGAACGCGTCGGCCTGACACGAGAACCCGTCGCCGTGCTGGCCGCCGAACACGAGCACGACGACCCCGTCAGCTTTGGCCGCCTCGCGGACATACGTCGCGAGGGCGTCGTACTTCCCGGGACCGAGGGCCATCACTTACCGGCCTTTCGTTTTGACGACGCGGAGCGGCGTCGGCGGTTTGAGGGGTTGCGCGAGGAGACGGTCGAGGTAGTCGGTCATCGGGCGATTCGCCTCGCGGAGGATCGGATCGACCGCGGTCGCCGTGTAGATTTTCGTCGTGCGCGCCGACCGATGATCGTTCGCGCGGACAACGGCGGGATTGAGGACGAGGTTACCGCGGCGGTCGAACCGGCCATCGGTCGCCTCGGCCATCGCCGACGCGAGCGAGTGTTTCAAGTGGTAGACGCTCGCGCCCGAGAGGTCCACGGTCACGCCGAGGGCGGCAAGGGTCGCTTGCACGCTCGCGGCGGCGCGTTGGAATTGCTTATTGAGGCCGGGCAGTGAAAACGCGCCCCATGCGCCCGGGGTCGCGGCAAACACCCGCATCGCCTCGACGCCGTACGGCGTGAGCGGGATCGTCTCGGGGGCCGGGACGATTTTCGCGCGGCCCTTGTGGCGCGGCGGTTTGGTCACCGTGATCGCGCCCGCGATGATGTCCTCGCGCGAGGCGTCGGGGTCGTCGTGAAACGCCGTCGCCGGGTCCAATTGCGATAACTGTTTCGGCGTGATGTTGACCCACGCGAGGACGCCGAGACGCGCGAGGCCGTGGCCATTCCGCGGGCCGTTTTTGGTCCGCGCCGCGTGGACGAGGATTTCGCGCACGATCCGCATATTGATCCCCGACAACTGCGCGCCCGGCCGCGGGCGCGTCTCGATCAACGCGATGGGATTTTTCGGGGCGAACGGGTCATTGCGATTGAGGATGCGGAATACCTGAAAAAGCGCCTGTCGATAATGGTTCGACGTGTTCCCGAACTCGGTCGGGTCGGCGTCGCGGTCGGTCGGCGCGAACGCGACGTCGAGGATTTTGCGGATGCGATCGAGGACCTCCGCCTTGAGTGAGACGGCGGCGTGCGAGTGGCCGACGCCCCGCACGAGGGCGACCTCGCCGAGGGTCCGGCCGCGGTTCGGGAGCGCGACGCCGCGGTCCGCGAGGGCGTCGCGGTCGGCCTTGAATTGGTCCGGCGTGAGCACGGGCGCGGCGAGCGCCGCGGGTTGCGCCATCCAGAACGCCAATTGAAACACGCGGACCTTGCGCGTCGCGTCGGTGAGGTTGGCGAGTGCGAGGTACCGCTCGACGGCCGCGGCGAACGTTCCGGCCGCGGGGGCGGGAGATTGCGCGCGCTCGCGCATGAGCGCCTTGCGCGTGTCGGCGACCCATTGCGCCATCGCGACATCGTCGCGCTCGGTCCACGATTTCGAGGCGCGGAGGGCGGTCGCCCCGCTCCCGACCTTGACCTTGCTCTCGTACCCGTGCGCGACCTTGTAGACGTTGGCCGGGAGCGGCGCGTCCGGTGTGATGAGTTTCATTGATTTGCCTTTCGTGAATTTCATCGCGCACCGCCTTGCGGGTCGGTCGGGCACGCCATGATCGACGCCGTCGCGATTCCCGACGGCGTAAACATCAGCACCGTACAGGTGCCCGTCGTGCGGTCCTGCATCGTCCAAATTTTCACGCCCGCCACATAGCCCTTGCCCTCGGGCGTCGCGAGGCCGTCCTCGCTTAACAATCGGAACCGGGCGTCGTGCGGTTTGGTCGCGCCGAGAGTCGGCGACCATTGCGCGAACGCGACCGCGGGCACGGCGACCGCGAGGGCGACGAGAACGGCGAGCGCGAAACGGCGGGCGCTCATCGCGCACCGCCTTGCGCGGTGCGGACCCGCTCAACCGCGCGCGCGCTCTCGGTCACGTCGAGCAAATCCGTCAAACGCAGTTTGATCCACGCCTGGCGCGCGACCCCGATCCGCGCGGCCTCGGCGTCGATGCGGCGGAGGAGGTCGAGGGGGAAATCGACGTTGACCTTGAATGTCGCCCGACCCGGCCGCGTCGCGTTCGCGAGGTCGAGGTACGGCGTCATATCCTCCTTGCCCTCGTCGAACTTGCGATCAAATTCTTCGGTCGAGATACTCACGGATTTCGTCGCGGCGCGCCCGGCGACAGGAGATAAGGCGGATCGTTTGCGTGCGGTACGTACAGACACAAGCCCACAACTTTCTATCAATGCGGCCGATGACCATAAACCGCGGCTCGGTTGTCGAGCGCGCGGGGATTTCGATCCGGTCGGGGTCGTTCCATAAGGCCCGCGCCTCAAGGAAATCGATCCCATGTGCCGCGCGGTTGCGCGCCGATTTGGCCGGGTCGAACTCGAACGCCATTGATACGTCAAGTATACCATAAATATACGATACTGTAATGGTATGACCTCACGAGGGTTACGGGCGGTCGGGGTCGTCCGCCTCCTCGCCCTCGCCCGCCTCGCCGGGCGTACACAGGATGACGTCGCCGACGAGGACGTCGTCGGGTTGGAGGACCGGCCGCATTAGCGACGTCGCGAACCGATTGATCGGGAGGCGTAACCGTTTCCCGTCCTCGTTGCAGAACAGCACGAGCGGCCCCGTCGGCGGGTCGAGCAGTGCCAACGGGACGCGGAGTAACTCGATGTAGCCGCCGACAAACGCCTGCAATTCCGCGAGCGTGAACGCGCCGCCGTTCGCGGGTTCCACGAAGCGCGGCGCGCCGACGGCCGGGATCAAGGTCGCCATGCGTTACTCCTTGTCGAGCGCGTCGCGGACGAGGGCGAGCATTTCCGCGTGCCCGCGGATCGCGTCGGCCTTCGACGTGTACCGCCGCATTTCGCCATCGAGCGGCGTCCCGAATACGAGGGTCTCCCAGAGCACGGGCGGGCCGCCGTGCCATGATTGATCCAGACCGAGGAACACGGTCGAGACGCCGACGCCCGCCGCGTCGAGGTCCTGTCGCACGATCCGCGTGCCATCGGTGCGCGCCGCCTCGAACCATCGCGCCCACACCATCGCGTCATTGGTCCCGACAGGCTCGCCGTCGGCGTCGAGGACGTAGTACCGGAACCGTTGCGGCGAATGGTGCGCGCTCACGGTTCTAACGGCTCTGAAATTTCGAGACGGTCGGGCGTGATCGTCCACACGAGGACCGCGGCGCGCGAGCGCCAGCACTCCCGCGGCGCGTAGAACATGAGGAACTGGACGACGGCGGGTAACGATTGCAGACTGACCGGATCGGCGCGGAGCGCGACCTCAATGAGGTCGGCGCAGAGGACCGCTTGCAGAAACCCGCCCGGCAGAATGCCGTCGAGGATGTAGCGGTCGAGGCCGCCGCGGAGGTGCGGCGGCACGCCACAGACCGCGGCCCCGTCGCGCAACGCCGCGGCAATTTTCGTGCGGTCGTCGGCCGTCCACGAGTTCATGTGAGGCGCGCCACGGTCCGGCCGTCACGCCTTACTTTGTCGCCTCGGATGGCGGCGGCGTTCGCGGTCTACGAGCGTTTGCGTCATCTCGATCACCGATTGCGCGCGCGCCGGGTTTTCGCGACTGAGGATCATCAGCATCTCCAGATGGTGCAGAAACGCGCCGGTCCGCGTGAGCGGCGCGCGGCGGATCGGTTGGACCGACGTCGATGCGACGATCCGTAGATGACTGCCTCGTTTGGTGCTCATCGCCGTCGGTCCCCCTCCAACGTGCCGCGCGCCGCGACGCCGCCGCAGAAATTGCGTTTATGGTCCCTGTCGGGTTTTGCCCAACGGCAACAACGTTTGTTGCTGGCCGTCGTCGGCGAGGACGAACCGCTCGACCGTCGCAAAGAGGTCGGCGTCCATTGTCAGGAGACGTTCAACGACGGCGGCGATCCGCTCGCGCAGTTCATCGGACACTTTCGGGCCTAGCCAATCGAACGCCGCGGCCTTGGCGTGCGGCGACGCATGGTGAAAGTGTTGCGCGTGCTGAAAGTCGATATCGCGTAAGCCTGCGAGCAACGGGTTGGGCGTCGTCATCGGATCGTCGTCGTGGAGGAGTGCCTCGGTGGTGAGGCCGACGGCGGTCGCGATCTTGATGAGATTCGTCTCGCGCGTGTTACGGGTTCCCGTCTCAAATCCCTGTAGACATCCGACCGACACTTTCGCGAACGCGGCGAACTCGACCTGATTAAGCGCGTGTTCCTTGCGCCACGCGATGACCCGTTTCGCGGCCCGCCTGTGAACCATCGCCTCATTGTCGGGGTCGCTTCTCAGTCGGTCAATGGCTACAACTGCCGCGGATGCCTGCGGAATCACGGTCACAGCCTCAGCCTAAATTAACTAGTTGACACAAGTCAATAATGTTGTGTTATTGTGCGGCAAAGTTAACTTATGGACCTCCGGATTGCTCGGAAAATTGCGGGACTCACACAACAGGAACTTGCCGAACGGGCTGGGGTAACCGACTCGTTCATTTCGTTGATTGAGCACGGCAAGCGCGATATCCGCACCGCTGGCTATGAAACCGTGGTCCGGTTGGCGCGGGCGCTCGGGGTTGAACCGGAAGAATTATGGCCGGTCGAACCCTTACCGATCCCGATCCCTCGCGAGGGGCGTGATGTCTGAGGACGCCAACGTCGCGACCGTCCCTGACGCGGAGCGCCGCCTCGCCACGCTCGCGCGCGCACAGCACGGCGAAGCGCTCGACTCGGCCGAACTCGCGCTCATTCTGCGGATGTCGCGCTCGACGTTCGCGCGGCATCTCGCCGCGGGCGCGTTTGACAAGTTCCGCCTCACGCCGCAAATCGGCCGCCCGCTCTTTTCCGGCGTGCTCGTCGCGCGCTACCTCGCGGGCGATCCGCTCTATGTCCCAACGTTCGGCCGACGCCGAGGCGCGCGATGACCGCGCTCGTCCTCCTCGGCGCGATGGTCGGCGTCGTCTACGTCCTCGGCCGCGTCACGCGCCGCCGCCCGCTCGCGATGTCCCGCGCATGGATACGCGCGCAATGGACCGATGAGGAATCGCATGACTGAGAGTGACCCAACAACGACCGCGCTCGACGTGACGCCCGACACGGATCGCGAGGTCGCGACGCTCGCGCCGATCCACACGCCGCGCAACCTTGACGAACTCGCCGCGCGGCAACGGCAAGGCCAATCGATCATCGAGGCCCGCGCCGCGATTCTCACGAGCGTCAAGACGTTCGCGCTCCGCGCGTGCTCGCCGCCCGATTTCGTGCTGTTCAAAGCCGACGATGGGAACGTCGTCGCGTTTCTTGAGGATGCGGGATGCGACCGCATCCGCCCGTACTACGGGATCGAAATCCGCGACGTCAGCGACCCCGTCAAGACGACCGGCCCCGACGGCGGGTACTACTACACCGTCAAGGCGTCGGGGTTCTGCAAGCTCACGGGCGAGACGCTCGAAGCGGTCGAGGGCGGACGGTCGAGCGCCGAGGAGTTCGTCAAACACGTCACCGACCCGATGCAACGCGACCTCTACGTCCGGCGCGCCGCCCGGGCCTCGGCCGATGGGATCGTCGTGCGGACGCTCTCGGGCCTCCAAAATATTCCCGTCGAGGAACTCGCGCGCGCGTGGACCGGGACGCCGAAGTCGGTCGAGCAGTGTCGCAAGGGGCGCGGGTTCGGATCGCGCACCGAACGCCTCGGCGGCAACCGCGAGAACGCGCCGAACGTGCGCCCGCCCGTGTGCCCGCATTGCAAGGCGACCGGCGCGTACCGCCCGGCCCGCGGCGACCGCGCGGCGTTTTACGGATGTCCGAACTATGAATCGCACCGCGCGAAAGTGTGGATCGTGGACGCGGCCGACTGGATCAAACAGCAAACGCCCGCGGCGTCGCCCGCTCCCGCCACGCCGCCGCCCGCCGCCGCGCCCGACGCGCGCGAACCGGGGGCCGAGGGATGACGACCGCGCTCGACCCGACGCCGTCCCGCCCGGCCGACGACGACGGCGCACCGCACGCGCTCGCGCGCCATATCGAGACGGCGTTCATCGCCTACCTCGAACAATCACGCCGCACCGCCTCGCCGCATCCCGACCGGGTGTTCGCCTCGCAGTGGCGCGAGTGTGCCCGGCAAATGTGGTACGACTGCACGAGTCCGCAGTACGCCGCGCCGTTCCCGCCCGAGGTCCTCGCGAAATTCCGCTATGGCAGCGACCGCGAGACGGCGATGATCATCGACCTCACGCACACCGGGCGACAGGCGACGCCGCCGTTTCGCGTCCTCCGCCAGCAGCAAGATTGCACCCTCCGCGACCGGCGCGGCCGTCCCGCGCTCCGCGGCAAGATCGACGGGTTCATCGAGTACGCCGAGACCTCGCTCCCGTTTGAAATCAAAAACTGGTCGGCGTATCTCACGGATCGGATCGACACGTTCGCCGACGTCCTCACCAACCCGTACACCAAGGCGGGCGCGTATCAACTCCTCGTCTACATGATCGCGTTCGGCCGCGAGTGGGGGATGCTCCTGCTCGACCGGAGCGGCATCCCGAAATTTATTCCGGTCGCGCTCACCGACGATCACCTCGACGCCGTCGAGACGTTTCTCGCGCGGGCCGAGAGCGTGCTCGATCACGTCGAGGCCGGAACCCAACCCGATTACATCGAGGACGCGGCGACGTGCCGACGGTGCCCGTACTACGGCACGGTCTGTACGCCGCCGCTCCTCGCCGCCGCGCCGAACATCCTGCTCGACCCCGACCTCGAACGCGCGCTCGAACGGCGCGAGGCCCTCAAGGCCGCGGGCAAGGAATACGACGCGCTCGACAAGGACATCAAGGGCCGACTCCGCGGCGTCGAGCACGCGATGATCGGCGCGTTCGAGATTTCCGGCGCGTGGGCGAAGTCCTCGCGCGTCAACCTTCCGCCCGACCTCAAACGCCAGTACACCGTGACCGACCCGCGCGGGCGGTTCACCCTTGAGATTGAACGACTCCCCCAAACCGGAGGCGTACCCGATGGCAACGATCAACAACCGGCGACCCAGCACTAACACCCAACCCGCCCTTACCGTGCGCGCGATGCGGTGCGACGGCCGCATCACGCGGATCGTCCGCGACCGCGGGTTCGGATTCATTCAAGGCGACGATCATCGGCAATATTTTTTCCACATGAGCGGCGCGGCCGAGTTCGAGGCGTTACAGGAGGGGACCCTCGTCGCCTTTGAAGTCGTGCAATCGGCCAAAGGCCCGCGCGCCGAGAACGTCGCCCGCCGCGAAGGGAGGATCTGATGCCGCGCCGGACGAATCACCTCTCACTCGCGACCCTCGACCTCGCGCTCGCCGCGGTCGAGCGGGAACTCGCGACGCTGACGCGGCAACGCGGCGAACTCCTCGCCGCCCGCGACGCCGCGGTCACACGCGAGAGCGCCCGGTCGCACCGTAAACCGAAACGCGCCGCCGATGACGCGCCGAAATCAACCGCCGTCGCGTGAGGTCCTCGGGTTATGTGGTCTCGTCTCGATGACGCGCTCATCGATCATCGGAAAATTTTCTATGCCGCCGAGGTCCTCGGCAAAAACGGCGGCGTCATGGCGGTCGGGATGTACGCGATTGGCCTGATGTGGTGCAACAAACATTTGACCGACGGGTTTCTCCCCGCGGCCGTCGTGCGGAGTTTTCCGCACGCGCAAAAACCGCTCGCGCTCGCCTCGGCATTGGTCGCGGCGGGGTTATGGGCGCGCGAAAAACGCGACGGCGTCGCGGGGTTTGCCGTCCACGATTTCGCCAGCATGAACCCCAGCGGCGACGCGGTACGGGCGCGTCGCAAGCGGGACGCCGCACGCAAACAACAGGAACGGCAGAGCGCCGGGCGGCCCGCGTCCGCGCGCCGTCCACACGGAAACGGGCGGGCCGCGTCGTGACCGTCCGCGGGATGTCCGCGTCGGACGTCACATGCCCTCGCGCGCGCGCGGGCGTACGCGCGATCCGGTACCTATTCCGATCCGATCCGATCCTGTACCGATCCAGTACCGGTACCGGTACCAGTACGACGTTGCCACGTTTGCAAGGTACGCGGGTTGTACAGACTTTTAGAACCTCGCGAAACGCGAAAAATGCGGCACCAATGGAAAAAAACCCGACCCACGACGCCGACGTCATGGTCCGACGCCTTGCAAAAATTCTGCGGGACGTGCTCGCGGGCGAGCGGTTCGACACGGTCGCCGACGTGGTTGACGCGCTCAAGTACCGATGCGCGGCGCTACGGATCGCGTGGACGCCCGACGCCATCACCGAGGCCGTGCGCCTCGTCGCGTCCAATCATCCCGGTCTAAACTTCGGCGGCGGCGTACTGGGAACGCCGCGGCGCGTCGGTTCGGGGCGACCCCTCCCCGGGCCGACGCCGCCCGCCGACCTCTCGCGCACCGAGGCCGCGGCGCTCGTCGCCGACCTCCGCGCGCGATGCGGCGGGACGTTACGGTCGATGCCAGCAATAAGCGCCCCCGACCATGAGGCCCGCGTGCGGGCACAGGCCGCGGCGTTTCGCGCCGCCGAGACGAAACCGCAAAAACGGCGCTCGTTACAGGAACGATTAGTCGAAATTTTCTCGGAGTTCGCGCGATGAACACCAACAGGCCCATCGGTTCGCCGCCTGATGCAAGTGCGAACCATCGAGGGAGTACGAAAATGGCCAACGACAAACCGACGACGAAAAAACCGACGCCCGAGGAGACGACCGTCGTCGCCGAAATCCGCCCGGCGAACCTCGTACGCATCCGGTTACGGATCGATGGTGAGTCCCCGTACGTGCAATGTGCGTTCAGTCAAAAAACGCGCGAACTCCTCATGAAACAGATGGCGACGCCCAAGGCCGAAAAGAAAGGCCGATCCAAAGACGCGCGTCCGCCGCGGAACTTTGATGAGGATTTCGCGAACGCGCAACATCGCGCCGCCGTCGGCGATTGGAACGGCATCCCGGCGAGCGCGTTCCGGCACGCGATGATCGACGCGTGTCGTACGGTCGGCCTCGTGATGACGACGACCAAGCTCGCGTTGTTCGTCATCGGCGACGGCCTTGACGTCCACGACGGGACGCCGCTCGTACGGCTCGACGCCAAAGCGCCCGAACGGTTATCGCTGCACGTCCGCAACGATAACGGGAGCGTCGATGTCCGCGTCCGTCCCATCTGGCGCGAATGGGGCGCGTGGGTGACGGTGCAATTTGACGCCGACATGATCACCGCGCAATCCATCGCGAACTTACTCGACCGCGCCGGGCGGCAAGTCGGCATCGGCGAGGGTCGCCCGTTTTCCCGCAAGTCGGTCGGGATGGGTTGGGGGACGTTTCGCGTACTAACCGAGACAAAGGAGCAGGCCGCATGAGTACCGCCACGATCCCGACCATCGAGGACCTCGAACGCGCGCGCGTCCGCGAGGCGTTGTACGACATCAGTCGCCGCACCGAGGGCGGCGTCCTCCATCCGCAAGCGGTGGTCGATGCGGCGCGCGACGTCGAGCATCCGCTCCACCGTTTTTTCACATGGGACGATCACGAGGCCGCGGAACATCTCCGGTTAATTCAGGCGGGCGCGCTCATTCGACGCGTGCGGGTCGTCGTCGTGCGCCCGCCCTCAGAAGGGCCGCGCATGGTCAACGTGTCCACGACGCGCGCGTTTCAAAGTCGGCCGACGATGCGACAACCGGGCGGCGGGTACGAACGCATCGAGGACATTCTCGCCGACGACGGCAAACGTAACGAACTCGTCGCGCAAGTCGTGCGCGATTTGGTGGCGTACCGCAAACGCTACGCCGATTTGTCGGAACTCCGCGCGGTGTGGATTTCGGTAGACGATGCGGCGGCGGAGTTCGCCGTCGATCCTTCGGCGTCGGCTCCCGACGCCGATGCACGGCCCGGCGCGGCGGGCTAGGCAGGCGTCGCGCGGCTTGGGCAGGCGCGGCCCGGCTGGGCAAGGTCCAGCACGGCAGGCAAGGCGCGGCGAGGTCTCGCGCGGCAAGGCCTCGCACGGCAAGGCAAGGCGAGGCGAGGCGGGCTTACGCATGGCACGGCAGGCAAGGCGTGGCGCGGCGAGGCGCGGCGAGGAGAGGTCTCGCGCGGCACGGGTAGGCACGGCAGGCGTGGCGCGTTGCGGCGTCGCGCGGCGGAGCAAGGCAAGGCCCCGCGCGGCTCGGCGTGGCACGGCAAGGCGGCGCGTGGCACGGACCGGCACGGTTGGGCACGGCAGGCATCGCACGGCAAGGCGGCGCGCGGCGCGGCGAGGCATGGCGCGGTTCGGCACGGCGGGGCACGGCACGGCAAGGCAGGCGCGGCAAGGCGCGGCGCGGTGCGGTTTGGTGTGGCGTGGCCTCGCGCGGTTGGGCACGGCAGGCAAGGCGAGGCCCGGCATGGCACGCCGTGGCCCGTCGAAGCGAGGCGAGGGTCGGCAGGCGAGGTTAGGCGCGGCGAGGCAAGGATGGGCGCGGCAACGCGCGGCACGGCAGGCGCGGCGCGATGGTTGAGTGAGAGGGCAACTGTGAACTACTGCCTATTTTGCGGCGGCGACACGAGCGAACCCGGGCACGCGATGCGATGCGACGGGCGACAAGGGCACGTCGAGGCCGCGCTCGAACCCGTCGCGCCGTACGTGCCGCATGAGAACGTCCGCACGAGCGATCCCTCGACCTCGCGCGCCGCGGCGCTCGCGCTCGATGAGGAGGCGATCACCGTCGTGCAAGGGCGGGTCCTCGACTGTCATCACGCGGCGGGCGCGCGTGGGTTGACCGACGAGGAACTCCTCGCGGCGTACGTCGAGCGGTTCGGCGTCACCGCGGAAAGTTCACCGCGGAAACGGCGCAACGATTTGACCAAGGCGGGCGCGATCCTCGATAGCGGCGAGCGGCGCGCGCTCGTGAGCGGGCGACAGGGGATCGTGTGGAAACTCGCGGCGCTCGTGTCGCACGAGGCCGCGTGATGACGCTCACGTTTCGAGTCATCGGCGTCGCGCAACCCAAGGGCAATATGCGATCGTACCGCGGGACGAACATCCTCACCGACGCCAACAAAAGCCTCAAGGGTTGGCAAACCCTCGTCGCCGCATCGGCCTCGCTCGCCATCCAACGCCTCGACCCGTCGGATCGCGCGATGCTCGCGGGCGCGGTCGCGCTCTCGATTGCGTTTTACTTCCCGCGCCCGCTCTCGCTGAAACGATCCATCGTCGCGAACATCCGACGGCCCGACATCGATAAGTGCGTCCGCGCGGTGCAAGACGCGCTCGAACGCGTCGCCTATTTCGATGACGCGCAAATCGTCAACCTCGTCGCCGCGAAACGGTACGCGCGGCCGGGCGAGTCGCCGTATGTCGATGTCTCGATAGCGCCCGCGGCCGGGCTGTACCCGCTCGCGCTCGCGCAACCGCTGTTTGATCGCATCGACCGAGTCCTGTAATGAAACCGTACTATCAACAATCCGGCGTGACGATCTATCACGGGGATTGTCGCGAAGTCTGCGACGAATGGCGCGGCACGCGGGCGACGCCGTTCGATCTGATGTTGACCGATCCGCCTTACGGCCACGGCGAGAAGTGGAACGGCGGGACGTGGGCGAGCGATCCAATGTACGCCGATGCGTTGCGGTGGGACGTGAAACTCCCCGATAGCGATCTGATTGAACTATTGCATCTCGCGCGGTCGGCAATTGTGTGGGGCGGAAACTACTACGCGATGCCGCCGTCTCGTTGTTGGTTAGCGTGGGTCAAGTCGTCCCTGATGGATACGCTCGCGGATTTTGAATTAGCGTGGACGAACCTCGACCGGCCCGCGAAGTTGCTCCGCGAGGATCGCAACGCCGATGGTAAGCGGTATCACCCAACGCAGAAACCCGAATCCCTGATGCTGTGGGCGCTGTCGATGGTCCCCAATTCCGCAACGGTTGTTGATCCGTTCATGGGTTCGGGGACGACGTTAGTCGCCTCGAAGCGCCTCGGTAAAAGCGCGGTCGGGATCGAATGGGAGGAGGAGTACTGCGAAATAGCGGCAACGCGTCTGCAGCAGGAATCTTTATTTTCAGAACTGACCCGATGAAGGAGCGGATCACCATGACGACGCCGACCCGCACACCGCGCGACCGTGACCTCCCGGGGATGGAGGATCGCGGCCTCGCCGACCTCGACGCGCTCGCGCTCGATTACGCCGATATCCGCGACCGTCGGATCGAACTAAACACCGAGGAGGCCGACCTCAAGGCGCGCGTGCTCGCGGCGATGCACAAGCACGGCAAAGAATTGTACAAACGCAACGGCATCGAAATCCGCGTCATCCACGGCGACGAGGACGTCAAGGTCAAAATCGGGAAACGCGAGACGCCCGACGATGATGACGACGACAACGGCGACGACGAGGAGACCGACACACCGACCGGCGATCCCGGCGCGCCGCCGCCGCCGATGTTCGAGGACCCGCGCGACGTGCCCGCGCCGCGTGAGGACCCGCCGCCGACCGAGGCCCCGCGTGAGTAAAGGCGACGAGCGACGGCGCGCGCAAGCGGACGCCGCCCGCGGCGGGAACGAGGACGAGCGCCTCGCGCGTGCGCCCGTCGAGGACCCGCCGCCGACCCTCACGACGGCCGATCCGCGTTCATGGGCGAGCGGGTGCGCCGGATGGCGGGCCGGGTTTCACGAGCGCGTCGCGATTGGCTCTGATGGCCGATGGCGCTGTCGATGGTGCGCGCAATGGTTCAACCCGCCGCCGCGGCGAGGAGGAGGGTCGTCGTGATTATCGTGTGGACGGCGTCGCGGGTCCGCGGTCAATGCCGCTCCTGTCGGCAGCCGATTGAGTGGGCGACGATTGTCGAGAGCGGCAAGCACGTCCCGCTTGACGTCCCCGTCCTCGTCGCGCACACGACGAGCGGCGACAACGGGCGGATGATGGACGCCATCGAGACGCCGTCGCATTTCGCGACGTGCCCCGATGCCCGGGCATGGCGCAAACGGAAACCCGCAACGCGCGCATAACCGAAAGGATCGAACCGATGCCGACGAAAAAACCGGAAGCGAAAACGACGAGCGAGAACGGCGGCGGGTATCTGCTCTCGCCCGATGTCACCGACCCCACGCGCGAGGTGTATCTCGTGGACCCGGCCAACGGGCGCGTGGTGGAAACCCACGCGGGCGGGTTGGAAATCGCGAGTATCGAGACGGCCGACGGCGTCTCGCGCCTCCTCGCCGCCGACGGGAAACAACTCGAACAGTACCCGGGCAAGCATGCGGGGTTTTCATGGGTCGAGGGGCGCGGCGTGTACGGGCGCTGCGACGTCGAGGGGCCGCTCGTCGCGTTCAAAACGCGCCCGCAAGACAAAGGGTTTACGTACTCGCTTAAGCGTCTCCCGTGAGGTTGTATCTCGCGCTCGTGTGTTACGCGCCGCGATGGGTCCTCGCGTTGTGCCCGCGGGGATGGCGCGCGCGGATGTTGCGACAGTGGATCGCGACGGAAATCGGCAAGGAGGGCAGACATGAGACCGGCGCTCTATAGTTCCGGCGCGAGTGCGGGACCGCCGCCCGTCGCCGTCGTGCCACGCGATCCGCTCCCGCCGTTCGACCCCGACTCGGTCGATGCGGAAACCGGCGCGCCGCTCCCGGTCTACACCGTGCTCCGCGAACCGCCGCCGCCGAAGGAGGTCGGATGGTGGCGCGGCAATGCGTGGGGGATCACGATTCCCGACCTCCCGCTCGTCGCGGGCGGCGCGAGCGGCCCGGCGCAAGCGCGCGTCTTGACCTACTTCCTCGACCGCTACGGCCGCGCGTTCGAGGATCGCATCATCGAGGAACACCTCCGCCGCGGCTACACGCATATTTCCCTCTCGCCACAAGATTCCTTTTCGGTGGGTACGAGCGAGGACGCGTACGTCGCGATGGCGGAACGGTGCGCGCGCGCCGGGTTATTCGTCCATCACCTGATGCGTTCGAAGTACTACACGCCCAAACCGCCCGACCTCCCGGCGATGGACGCGCTCATTGATCGCCTCCTCGACCGCGGTGCGATGCACGTCGAGACGCCCGCATGGGAGATGAACCACTGGGACCCGCCGACGGTGCGCGCGATGATCGATCACGACGCCGCGTTCATCGGCGACCGCTGTCGGATCATGCTCCACTTTTTTCCACACTACATTTCGTGGCAAGCCAACGACGAGACGCCGACCGATTTCTGGCGCGCGAACTACGGGAAAGTCGATGGGATTTTGTACCAGTGCGATCCCTCGTGGACCGCGGGCATGATGGCGGCGCGCGCGACCGACGGCCTCGACCGGCTCGCGCCGGGCGGCTTGTGGGGCCTCTCGGAGAGTGGGCGCGGTCATCCGATCTGGTATGTCGGATGGGAAACCGTCGCGACCAAACAATACAACAACGACCTCGACGGCGACGGCCGCGTCTCGGACGAGGAGACCGGCGACCTCAAGGGCTATGAGTTTCAATGCGCGCCCGGGCGGATGGTCGTCCGCGGCTACGGCAACGGCGGGCGCTTGCCCGACGGATGGGCGCTCTAACCGAAAGGAGTACGCGAGTACACGAGTACGCGAGTCAACCGCAAATCGTCAACAGAGGAGATTATTCATGCAACCATTTTTTGCGTTAGTGACGCCCGTCGGCAACGGCGGCGGATCGCCGTCGCATCCCATCGCCGGACCGCCGCCCGTCGTGTGGCCCGGTCCCGGTGTGCCGACGCCGCCGATTTACTACCCGCCGTCGGTGTGGCCCGATCCGGGGTATCCCGCGCACCCGATAGCGCCGGGCGGCGCACCTCCCGGGTATTGGGGCGGCGTCGCCCCACCGATGCCCTCGCACCCGATTGCGCCGGGCGGCACGCCTCCGGGGTACTGGGGCGGTGTCGCGCCGCCGATGCCGTCGCATCCGATTGCGCCGGGCGGCGCACCTCCCGGCTATTGGGGCGGCGCACCCGTGCCAACGCCGACGCCGCCGATCTATCTCCCGCCCGGCGTGAATGTGCCCGTGTTCCCAACCAACCCGATAGCGCCGGGCGGCCCGCCGCTCGGGATTTGGGGCGGCACGGCCCCGCCACAAGTGAGTAATCCGATTGCGGGCGGCGGGTACGTCGTCGGATGGTCGCCCGTCTTTGGATGGGTCGCGATTCCAGTCGGCGGCGCGCCTCCGCTGGGCGGCGGTGAGGGCGGCACGCCGACCCATCCCATCGCGCCGGGCGGCGAGGCGTCGCAACTCCCGACGTAACACCGCACCCGAGGCCCGCATCCGTGACCGGGTGCGGGTCCTCGGGTTTCTCGTTGAGGGGACCGATGAACAAGTATCAAAAAATCGCGCTCGATCATTTCACCCGCCTCGCGGTTGAGTGCGTGCATCCGCGGTTCGGGCGCGCGCTCCCGGGCGGGATGTTTAGCGTCGTCATCACCGTCAATACCGGCTATGAGTGAATTGAGAGCGGGTTCGGCGGGCCAGTTTGGCACGCCTCAATCGCCTCGCGGTCGCCGCTCCTGAACTGGCAACGCGCGGGCCTCGCGCGCGCGGCGCTCACAGGCGTCGGCGATGCGACCCTCGGCGAGTGGTCCGAGGACGCGCCCGCGGCGTTTCATCTCCGCCGCCGATTGACCGCGCGCGAGGTCCTCGTCGCCGGGATCGGCGACGTGCTCGACATCCGCGGGACCGAGGAGGCCGCGCGCCGGATTCAACGCGTGCGGCCGTTTCTCCCCGCGCCGCTCGCGTTCGCGCCCGATGACGCGATGCCGTAACCGTTTCGGATTGGAGGGTGTGACCATGTCGCCGATCCTCACGATGCTCCTGCTCGCGGTCGCGTTCGTGCTGTTCGTCCTCGCGACGTTCGGCGTCGCCTCGCGCGTCAACCTGCTCGCCGCGGGCCTCGCGTTGTGGGTCCTCGTGCAGTTTCTCGCGCTCGTGCTGAAAGCGTGACCGATGCCGTTACCGAAACCGGAACGCCTCGGCGGCCTGTCGCCCGCGTTGACGATGGGCCTGCTCGTGCTCGTCAGTCTCGTCACGGTGGTCGTCGCGATGGCGATCCTCGTGGTCCTCGCGTTCGCGCTGGGAGTCGCCTGACCGATGCCGTACCTCTCGACCGACGTCGCCGCCGAGGTCGCCCGGCGCAATGCCGAACACGAGGAGGAGTTCTATCTCCTCGTCAACGCCGACGACGTCCTCGACCTCGCCTCGGGATGCGTGCCGCTCCGCGTGCAAGCGATGGCGCGGACGTTGACCGAATGGGAGGATCTGATGCGGCGCAACGCCGCGCGGCCCGTGCGCCCGGTTGCGAGGCCGCCGCGCCGTCGCCGGAAAGGATCACGATGACCGCGGCCCGGTGCGAGTACTGCGGGCGATACGGGCCGCTCGGATGCTGCGAGGGATGCGGCGCGCCGAACCGACCGACGAACCGACCGACAACGCCATCCCCCGACATGGTCGTCGCTGGTGTGGTCACGCCAAACGAGGCACGACGGTTGCTCGA